ATAGTGATCTCCTTTAAGTTATTATACTATATATAACGCCTAAAGTCAACCAAATGTTGACAGTTTTGATTAAAGGCCTCGGTCTTTGCGAGCAGCAGATTTGGCGGCTTTGGCCACAATGTCTTGTGCCTTGTTCACTGGCATCTGAGTGGGGCCGATGTTGGCACCTTTGAATGTGATCATGTTTGAATTAGGATCAAATGGCTCCAGCACATTGTTCAATGGCGGACGATCGATTATGCCGGGCAAGTTGGCTGCGTTGACGTTGATGCCTAAATTGTTGGCCATTTGAACAAACGCATCTTTGCTGATTTGTTTGGTAGCATTGGTATCGTCGGCTCGTCCAGCTAGGAATTCCACCAGTCCCAGCAGTTTGTCTGGGCTTGGTGTCATTGACGAATCAACTTCGAGAATTCGCATTATCTACGTGCACGACCCAGTGCTTGACCACCAGTTGGTTCTTCGTTGTCTAAGTCGTCAACAGCATCAGCGGCCATAGCATCTAGATCGGCGCCGGCATCGGCACCTAGTTCAGCACCAAGATCTGCACCTGCTTCAGCGCCAGCTTGGGCACCTAGTTCGGCACCAAGATCAGCGGCAGCGCCAGTAGATTGTCCAGTTACTACACCAAGTGCAGCGTCCATCTGCTGTTTGGCTTGTTGTAGATTCTGCATCAGCCCGCTGAGAGCAGCACTGGCGTCAGCATTGAATTGTTGAGCTTGGTCAATGCCCACTTGATTCTTGATTGAATCAACCAAAGCAGGCAATTCTTTGAATTGCAGTTCGCTGACATCTTCCAGCATGGCTTGCATTTTGTCTACCATGTCTTGAGCAGCCAACACGACCTGAGCTTGTTGAACTTCGCTTTCTTTCAACATCTTGTAGGCACGGGCCAACTTGTTTTCAGTTTTCATGAGTGCAGCGCCAGCAACCATTTTCTGTTCATCGGGTGTGAGGCTTTGACCTTTGGTGGCCTTGGTCAGTGCAGCTTTGAGTTTGGGGTCCTTGGTGGCGCTGATGGTAGCAGTGGCCATTGCTTGTTGAGCTTTTTGTTGCTCAGGTGTTCCAGCAGGTTGCACAGGAGCCATTTCTGACAGACGTGCGCTCAATGCTTGCTCAACCATTACCAGTTTAAGATAACCAGGATTGCGCTCGCTTTGATGACGATTGGTGCTGGAACGATGTTCACCAATGACTTGACGTACTCGGCGCAGCATAGAATTAGTTTGGGCAGCAGTGAGTTGGCTGACATCAAACTTTGCCCCAAAGTAACTTTCAAATACTTTGGAAATTTGTTGTGTGGGTTTAGCCGCGGCTAGGTCTTGCAGTTTCATTTGAGAATCCTCTAAGTTGTAGATATTTAGCCGAATTAATACATTTTTCAAGTTCGGCTTTTACTGAATTATAGTAACGAATTTTGGGTTCTAGCTTGGTTTCAATCAGTTCAGTGATGCTGCTGTGTTTGCTCATTTCACCTACCTGGCGCCTGATAGATATGTCTGCAGACAACTGAGACTTTTTTGAATCTAGTGTTTGTATTTCAAAGCTCAGTCGGTACTGTTTGCAGCTATCAGCTATGCACCAGCTCATGGCAGATTTTTTGCTGCCAAATGATCCAACCTGATCATTGTATTGAAACACATCAAAACCGTGATCAGCTTCTTTTATGACGTATTGCCCAAACACCAAATATCCGTCATCCAATGGAATAATTGATTGTTTCAAAGCTGCACGAGCATGACTGTGTGCAAATTTTTCTAGTTTTTGTTGTTGATTCATTTCAATACGTAGTTGATCAACAAATATGCCACGGCTGCTGTTAGAGAGCCAATAATACCAATACCCCAATTGATTAATTGGTTGTTTCTTTTTTCTATCATTTGGTGCAGTATAGAGTGTACTTCACTTACTGTGATGTTGACTTTGGAGACATCTTTGCTCAACTCGTCCAGTCTTGAGTCAATGTTGCGATACCGCTCAGCACACAATTCAACGTGTGCTTCTAGGCTTTTCTTTTCGATGTCAGTGGTTTCGGCCATGGGTTTACTCCAATGCCATATTTATGATTTCAAACCAGATGTTCTGTTCTGCACCGTGGCTTGACAGCATGGGATCCAACGAATGTTGTTCGTTGAGATCAGTCATCATGGGCACGCCTGTGCAATTTTGTTTTAGTCCTGCCAAAGGATCACTGTTGCTGTTGAGCCCAAACACATCAACAGACTCAACTGTGAATTCAAATTCCCAGTAACGGTCTACTAGCCGGGGTGTCACTATGTTGTGGGGCTGAGTTGTCAAACTCACAACCTGCAGCAGGGCTTCCCAGTTGCGTTGCTGGTTTCTGGCCTTGGTCCAGTCGCCCAAACTTTGAATGTGCTGTCCAGCACGATCGCGAAAAGGTATCTGCCCCGGCCGAAAATTGCCAGTTATTCCGGTGTACGTGCAGTCAAACAATGTTTTGCATATGATCTTCATTGTTGATATTTACACCCAAAAGAAAGCCCCGGAATAAATCCGAGGCTGTTCTGTACCTAGTTCAAAAATTAAACGTTGGTGAAAGTAGCTGCGCCAGCGACGTTGGCAGTTGGGATACCAATGTTCAAGCCGCCAGTTGCGTTGGCTGTTTGTGCAGCAGCAACCAGAGTAGCTGTGGTATAAGCGCCAGTTGGGTAGATCGCAATGTTCAACACAGTAGGTGCGCTAGGTGTAACTTGATACATAGCAATTGTACCGTTTTGCTGAATAGATTGCAACACGTTGTTCAAATAACCAGTAGCGTTAGCAACACCGGAAGCACCAAGACTGCTGTTAGCTGTCAAGCTGAAGAAGTCCAGCTTGGGACCAGCCATTTGAACTGGGCCGCCAGCAGCCACGTTGGCTGTGTTAGCGATTGTACCGTTTTGTACGTCGATGGCAAACACTGGTTGTGTTGTGCCGTTTACTTTTGTGATTTGTGCCATTTTAAGCTCCTTAATATATGGGAACAGTGTCCCTGCTTTTATTTATGAAACTGACAAAAAAACGCTCAGTTGGGGTTATTTCTGGCTCGATTTTGAGCAGCAAAAGCATTGGGATCAAAGCGATTTACTGCTTTGGCATAGCCTGCAGGCGTGGCCATTACCCAGCCTTCTTGCCCAGGATGCTGAGTGTCTGCTTGACGCAATAGGTCTGTTTTGAGTGCATGCAGCAATTCAAATGCCAAAAACGCCGCACTCAGTGCTTCCTGGTTTGTACTGGGGTTTTTGAGATATTCCACAATGTTGTTGAACTTGCGCGGTGTTACTCGCCCTTGCAGCCATTCTCCAAACTCCACAATTAACTGGTTAGCTGGTTCCAAGGGACCGCCTACCTTGGTGTTGATAAAATCCACTGCCAATCTAAACAGATCTGTGACTTGTTGAGCACGCAGTTCAGCAGGATTAAACAGCACTTTCATGTTGGCACCTTGTGATCTCACAATGGTCTTGAGCTGTTGCACTATGTTTTTGTCCAGTACCAGTGCTGAAGGTGTGGCTGGGCGTTCCAGCATCAGTCCCGGAACTTCGTTGAATTTGACCCCGCTGAGTGGTTGTCGGGCTTCGCCTGTGTCTGCATACATGCTGTGAACTGCAATGCCAATGTTGCTGGCTCCAATGCGTTGTCCCAAGGCACTGCGAACTGGAATTTTGTATTCTATAGTATTGGGACGGAACACATAGTTTCCGGCTTCCACAGGCGGCGTGTCTGTGTACAGCAAGTCGCCTTTGACATAACCACGGAAGTTGGGCGGCAAACTGGCTTCTAGTGCAGGCCACAGTGTGGCATACAACTGTATCAGGCCTGAGCGTTCGCCAGATCGTCGATTCTGAATGTCTGCCATCATGCGCGGGCTGGTAGCAAGACCGTCGTAGCTCTTGGCTTCAAATCCTGATCCGTCTGTGAGCACAAACTCACCTGTGGCGGGTTTGCGGCCCCAGATCACAGCAGGTTTGCCGTCCCACTTGGCAGTGACTGTGCTGGGCTGTTCAGTGGCCTGTTGTGCAATGGTCAGTGCTTGGCTAATGCCAGCTGCGCCGTTTCTGAACACCAGGTCTTCCAGGTGCTCGATGCCCTTGGCTCTGCCGCCAACACCAGCCGCTTCAGCTTCGTACAGTTGATACGGGTTTGCTGAGCCAGCTTCGATCAAGGGCGCCATGCCTTGATTCACAATGCGATCACGCAGTCGGGACAAAAAGTTCACATCACTTTCGGCCACTGTGCTGGGCTCTTTGACACCTTCTCTGGCCAGGTATTCTCTAAAGTCTTTGAGTTTGGCGTCACGATCAGGGTGATTGGCCAAGGCTGTGTAGATGCTTTCAACGTTTTTCAAGTTGCCACGCTTCATGCCCTGTCCCAGCAGCATTTCAGCAGCACGATCTGGATCCATGGTGATCACACTGTCTGTGGTACGACTGGTAATGCCCTTGGCACTGGCTTTGAGTCCTTGAGACTTGGCAATGGAGCTCATCAGCACATTTCTAAACATGCCCTTGTACTGGGAGTCTGTGCCGCCAGCCAAGAAAAAAGAACCCCAGTCGATGTTGGGCATGAACATGAAATCTGTTTGCACAAATCCATTGTTGGCATCGCCCAATATGGGCGTTTTGAAATGCACTGCTTCGCCACTGAGACGCACAAAATCTCGGGGATCTTGCTTTTGTCCAGACACATAACTGTCCAGGTGTGCCTTGAGTTCAGGCTTGGTAGTGTCTGACAACTCCACTGCTAGATCAAGATCGCCCGAGTCGTCTTTTTTGCCGGTGCTGCCCAGCCATTTCACGGGGTAGTTTGTGCCTGGGTCATTGACACCGTGCAAATCCAGCCCTGTTACAGATTCCAACCATTTGATGGTGCCGGCAATTTCGCCCTGTTTGATACGACGAGTGAGCGGTACGCCCATTTTGTCTTTGAATACGTTGCCGCCTTCGAAAATGTTCATGTTATGAGTCTGAATGTGTTCTTTTTACTGACCTAGAAAATTTGCCAGTGTCTTTGGTGCGAATTGCGTTCAGCAATTTGCGTGTGAGATTTTCTGCTTGATCTGCTGTGTACTCATCTTCTATTTGTTGGATCAGCCTGATGGCAGACTCAATTACTGTAGTAGCTCGATTTTCGATCAGCAATTTGCGATCACGTTCGACATATAACGAGTCCAATTCTTCCAGCAAGCTGCGGGTCTTTTTTTGCATTGTTTTCTATGACCTTTGTATTATTTAGCGAAATAGGGCAGGGAATAAATATCTAATACTCCACAAGGATCTCTTATGACCAGTCAAATCAATCCCAACAACATCGACGGGACCTACCCAGTAGCCGGTGTGCCCAACAACACACAAGGCATGCGTGACAATTTTACTAATACTAGAACAAATTTTCAATATGCATCGGATGAAATAACCGAGCTTCAGAACAAATCAGTGCTGAAAGCAGCCATCACAGGAACCACTCTCGACAACAACATGAACAATCAAGAGATTTATGCTGTGCAGTTACGAGACGTAAGCTATGCATATTCAGCTCTGACTGCCACTGCAGGATCTGTTACTGTGGACTACAGTGCTGCTCAGTATCAACAAATAAACACCAGCGGTTCAGTCAGCTTGAACTTTACCAATTGGCCCACAGCAGGCACTGCAGGTGCAGTTGTGGTAGCTGTGACCGTGACCAGCACTGCTCATACTTTAACCCTGCCAGTGGCCGTCAGTTTGGGCACTACAGGATTGCAAGGTTATGCATCAAATGTAATTACGTTTGCTGCCACAGGAACATATCAATTTGAATTCTCTACTGTAGACGCCGGGACTACCATAACTGTTTATGATCTAAATCGTCCATTGCTCGGTAGTACAGAATCTGCCATTGGGTACAGTACTGGAACTGGCGGGACGGTTGCACAGGCTACTAACAAATCCACAGGAGTTACGTTAAACAAACGTTGCGGCCAAATTACCATGCAAAACACCAATTTGGCTGCTGCAACTATAGTGAATTTTGTATTGACCAACAGCACCATTGGTGCAAATGACTTGTTGTTGTTGCAACACCAAAGCGGTGGTACACTGGGGTCATACACTCTCAATGCTGCATGTGCAGCCGGTAGTGCTACCATTTATGTTAGAAACAACACTGCTGGTACACTAGGCGAAGCCCTGGTCATACGCTATGCTGTGATCAACGGGTCAGTAACTTAACCAAGGTGCCGGACCATTAAGCGAAGCATTGGTACTGAACTTTGTTGTGATTAAAAGTGCAATTGCTTAACCTGATTTGATCTTGCCCAACAACTGTTTGAGTTTGGCGCTCTGTACATCAGCAGTTACCTTAGAAGTATCATCTGAATGAACCATTGGTTTGTCCCAGGCATGTGTGCCAGTGGGTTTTTCCCATTTAGTTGGTGCATTTTCTGTTGCCACCGTTGACTTAGCTTTGATGGAATCCATCAAGTTGGAACTGGGTTTTCGGGCAAACCCTCCGCTGGCATCACCATCCTCGCCACCTTCGTCAGTGATGCGCATGGTTTCAATGTTGTACTCAAGATCAATCTTTTGTCCCACACCTGTTGAACTACGACTCTTCATACATTGTATTTGATATTTGCCGCGCTCTTTCATAGCACGACTTGTAAAGATACCAAACACATTGTCTGCTGTGTTGATCTTGGAAATACCACCACTAATG